CACGCGGTCATACGAGAAGCTGGCCTGGACAAGGTACTGCTGCGCCGCTTGACCAGAAACTTGCACATCCTGGACGTCAAGAATCCAGAGGTTCTCGAACGTTGCTTCGATAGCCACGTTACCCTGTTCGTTGAAAACCTGCAAGGTAGCGCTAACGGCGTAGTCCTTCTTGGAAACGCCGTTACCAGAGTCTGCACCCACAATGTATTCAACCCACTCACGCAAAGCCGTCGTGGCAAAGCCGTCATTGGTCTCCTGGTAGGCTACCGCAAGCACGAATGGGTACATGCGACGGCCTCTAAAGTGGGTATTGAACCCATTCAGAGAAACCAGAATCTGCTCAATGGAAGTTCCACCCATCGCGGCATTCATGCAGCGAAGGGTAAGGCCTTGAGTCGTGTCGCCGCTGCTGCCCGCCGGTGGGGTGACTAGGAGAGCGAAGCGGTCGTCCAGAAGGGCGTCGGGTAGGCTAGAAACGTCCTGGTAACTTATGGTGGCCATATTAGCTACTCCTCATTTGGTTGTTGCGGAAGAGGGTGGACTAGACTTCCACCCTCTGTTTAATTTGCTAGGTTATATCAGCCGTTAGCGTTGTACATTAGACTTTCGGTTACGGAGAAAGACGCTGAAGTGGAAGTGACTATTGCCTGCACCTTCAAGTAGAGAGCACAAAGTACAGGCTTGAGATATACGTCCACATTCAACTCACGTAGATCGATTGTATTTGAGGTGTTGTTCCTACCATCGCATACCACGTCATAATCATACAACCCGCCTGCCTTGTAGATAGGATCCAAATAGTTCTTACACGCATTGGACAACCTGAGTCGGCAGAACGTATTATTAGGTTCGAAGACGTAAAAGTTGGCCATGTCCGCAAGAGACGTAACAATACGCATCACCAAGCGAACAACGGGCACAGACGACAGCGAGGAAGTGGCCAATTGCAGGGTGTACTCACCCCAGATTGGAAACACGCCGCTGTAGTTACGGATGCCGTTAACCTGAGCTTGCGAGAGAATGTCTCGATCACCCTCGTTGTATTGATACCTCAACGCCATCGCGTTCTGGATAACGCCGCGAGTAAGACCCGCTGGGGCAAAGTAGTCAGCCGCAACACGGTCGTTATAGGCGTACTGCGCCGCAACATAGCCGCTCGGTGGGACAAAGATTTGCTTGCCCGAGAAGGTATCGTAGATCAAGATATCCGGTGTATAGGCGGCAACAAAGTAGTTGTCGATACCCATTTGAGTCTTGCGGTAGTTGGACGCCGAAGCAGAGTCCTGACTATCACTAGGGATATCTAGAATGCCAAAACAGTCACCACGCTTCTGGCACAAGCTAGCAATGTACTGGTGAACCATCGGCGTGCTGTAACCAGCGTTGATCGCGATGCGAATCGTGATCTTTTCTGGGTCAGCAAAGTTGGTCCAGCCGTTGATTACCTGAGCGGAAGTAACCGCAGCCCCATCTGCCCCGCCCGTAAGGTACCCATAGTTGTTGGAGAGCAGAACGGGCGTAGTTGAAGCAGGAACTTGACCAGGGTTGACGAGGTTGGCCACGATACGGAGGCGAAGGCTGGTTCGGGCACCAGCGTTGAGAGAATCCACGATGTTAAGCTGGTTGCCAAACCCGTCGATCTGATCGTACATACAAACGCGATAATATTCGTTAGCCTGAGCCAGATTAGTGCCCTCGAAGACCTGGAGAGTAAAGGTTCCAGTAGGAACGACCTGGGCTGTAGTCTGCGCGTAGGTAACCAGAGCTTGCGAAGCACCACCAGTGACGCCAACAGCATTGATCGCCAAAGGAGCGTTAGCAGTGGGTGCAACAAGAATGAACTGCCTGTTGGCCGACGCACCCGCGTTAAGATTGACAACTGAAGCGCTGATACCCGGAACAGCGGTCTGGATAGCAGTCATAAAGTTTGTCAAAGTGGTGTTGTTATCGGTTGTGAACACCTGGCTAACAACCGTCGATCCGATAGTAACCGAGATCGTGTTGCCAGTTACCAAAGCAGCGGAGTTACTAAAGGTAATCTGTTGAGGGACACCTGTATCCACCGAGTTGATGGCAACCGCGACGTTATCTGCCCAAGCTCCGGGGTTCTCCGCGACAGCGTAGAACAGCCAGCTCTGGTCAGTTTCAACCGTAACCACAGGCTGACCTACACCCAAAGTAACCGAAGCTGTAGCTGTAACCGCAAAGTCGTTAGGGCAAATGATGCGAATGATGCGGTTGTGCGCCGAATTGGGGGCAGCTCGCTGAACAACCGTAACCGACCCACCCGTGTACTGAAGGTCCAGTTCGGTCTGAATGGCCTGCGCGAGAGCCGTCAGGGTAGCGTTGTTGCTACCAGAGTACACTACTGGCGTACCAGCAACGCTGTTGATGCTGAAAGCAATCGAGTTCAGCGCTACAAGATCGCGGTCGAAGCGAATTTCCACCACAGAGCGGTCTTGACCAGTGTAATCGTAAGTGCTACCCGCAGGCACAGCATTGAAGCTGGTCTGTTCCAAGACCGGAGCCGTCCAGGTGTTGTCGTAATACTTGTCGTTGGAGAACAGGCCAAGCGCCCATTGCGCACCCGTACCAACAACACGCTGAATCCAAAGATTCGAGCTTTGCTGCAAGAACGCAAGAGAGCTGTAGCCACCATAGCCGATAGTGGGCGAGGGGTTGCCGTAGTTGTTCAGGTAGTTCACCTGATCAGTAATGTAGTTTAGTTTCAGCGTACCACGAGGGTTTGCCATAACCACTGCGCCGATGCTAGTGGGAAAATTCGGCGGCCGAATTGAGGCGTCTGTGATGATCGGGTACACACCCGGCGAGACAAGATAGGTAATGGTAGCCTCCTATTTCTTGAAAGTTGTAGATTTTAGTCGTGTTCGCTAAAGGCAACAGGTTCA